TTGTGCTTTACGTACACCAAGCATCAAAGCCGATTGCGCTTGCAGAGCGTTAATCACTTTGACTGATGCTGCACTGACAGTTTGTATTAGTATAAGTTTCTTGATTGCGCTTTCAAGTTTCTCAGTGCTGCCACCGCATAACTCTGTAATTGCGACAAAAGCACTCATTGACGTGCTGACAGTCTCGATGCCCGCCGTCAATGCTTCTGTCTTGAATGAGTCAGACGATAACTGTTTGATTTCTGCTGCTGTGTCCGCTATCTAGTCTTTTAATTCGGAGGCTCTCGCTTTTGCCTCTGTCATTTGCTTTGCAAGTGCCTAACCGAAATCAGACTTTCGCTGTTCGTCTGAAAGTGACTTGTACGACATTTCCAGACTGATAACTTCTTTACTCAGTTCTGCAAGTTTACGTTTATAGTTAGTGATACCACCCGCAACTTTCGCAAACTGTGACGCTTGCTCACCGACTGACTTTCCAAAGTCTTTGACCGCTTGTTTGTCAGCGTTTATTTGTTGTTTGAGCCCTCCGTCGTTGAGGCTCAAATCCACCTTCAGTGTGCTCATATATCTGTATATCTTTTATTAAACTTTGTCTGTCATTGTCTGCTGACTATTGATGTAGTCTTCAAGTATCTTTGACTGCTGCTGCATCTGTTCAAAGTCTTCTTTCGTCATCTGTTCTGCTTCTGACTCGTCAAACGGTAGTCTGTACACATCAGTCAGTTTCAGTTTCTTTCTGCTGTTGACTTGACAAGTTATAAACGAGTTAATGCGGAGGGCTTCCCAGATTGAGCGGTCTGCAAATTGAATGTTATCAAGTATGTCTTGCAGTTCTGATAAAAGCATCTCGTCAAGAAAGTACGGAATTGAACAGCATTTGTACTCGAAACAGAGCAAACGAAAGTAATAATGTACTCTGCACTTTATTTCTTTCTACTCACTTTTTTTTTGCTCTCTGACTATTGCTCTGGCTCTGTTTTCTTTCTCAGATTCAAGACGCTCTGCTGATAATCGCTGTACCATTCTATAAAATCGTAAAAGACTGTCGGATTTTCTGAAATCCAATCAAGAAAATCGTCAAATTTCAGTGTCTCGTCTTTTGTCAGTGCAATGATTGTGCAAAACATATATTGCAGCCATTCCGACTCACTTTGTGCGCTAAATGTCTTGCCCGTTGCGTCTTCAAACAGCATATCAGCACGAAAACTGAATTTCAGTATTATTTCTTTGTCTTTGTAGTTGATTGTCATTGTCTTTGAATAACTTTCTTTTGTGTATTTATCAGCATAAAGAAAGAGTGACAAAGACTGTCACTCTCACTAAAAATAAAATGCCTCAAAAACAACAATCAAGTGTAAGACTTAGGTGTTGATGGTGCTGTACTGAGCAAACGGCCCGACCCCGTAAACTCAACGTCCATAGTGCAAGTCTCGCCGTCATTTGCTGTGATGCTTGCTGATGTGACTATCGCGTCACCGTAACGCACAAAGCCACTTGCGCCGATACTCCAACTTGTGTTGGTGCTAATATCCGTCACAGATTTCAAACCGTCCTGCCACTTGTTTTCGTTGATAGTTGCAAAAGCAACTGTGTAGGGCTGCCCACTCTGAGCCATTCCCATAACTTTCGCTGCATTGTCTGTAGTAAAAAGCATTGAGCCGCTGCACGACCAATTAGAGCCAGTCGTTTCGACAAGTGGATGCAAACCCATATCTTTGCTGCTTACTGTCTGAGTCTCGTTTGATACTTGCAGACTGTTTGCAGTAGCGTGGCCGAAAGCCGCATACTTGGTGCCATTGTGATAAAACAATTGCAGTTGATTTCCTTTTGTCATATTAATATGTTAAAGTTAATTTTATACTATTTTCAGGTATTTATCTGAGTCAAAAAGCACTGATTTTGCAATCGAAACTAAGACGCTGTACAAAGACGTTTTCAATCTGGTCTTCGGTGCTTCCGATAAGTCTCAATTGACTGATATAAATATCGTCATCTTTATATTGCACGTTTTCAAGCAAGTCTCTGACTACTTCTGCAATATCGACTGTCTGCCCGTAGTCATCAGAAACACAAATGATGGTGACTTCTGTAGTGTCTTCACTCCAACCGTCTTTCGTGTAACTGCTGCTGATATTGCCGTGCATAAAACTGATGTACGGAAATATTGTAGGCTGCAATATGAGCGGTCTGATGTTCTGCACTTCTACAAGTGCCGTGACTGCTTCTGATTCTGTCAGAAACTTATTGATGTATTTGTTTATTGAGAGTGCATTTTTCATCGTTTTTATTTCGGTGCATTTTTGCTGAGTAAGTCATTGATGACTTTATCAAGCGAGACAGTCAGATTTGACATTGCTGATTGCGCTTGCTGAAAGTAATTGAGTGCTTTGATACGTCCGAGCGGCTTTCCCTTTTTATAAGTTCTGCCGAGACTGTCAGTATATTCGTTTTTTGTCTCTCTGGCTTGTGTTCCACCCTCAAAGAAACGTGCTCGATAAGTACCACTGCCAGAACTGCGAACACCTAAGACGTGTACTTTTGTGCTGACTGTATCACCCTCGACTTTTATCTTTGAGACTCTGACTGCATCAATGAGCTTGTCTTTGAAACCGTGCTGACTGCCTCGTGCTGCTGACGGCATTGATGACTTGAAATAGTTCTTTGCTGTCTCTTTGTAGTCTCTGGCCACCGTTCCGAGTGCTCGTTTGTATAAGTCTGTACATTGGTCGGACGTGAAAAAATCAAGCATCGCCTCAACTTCGGCTGTCTCTGCATAGATACCGACGTTTTGCTTGTTATGTACAGACTTGCTTTTGCTGTAATTGCTATGTCTTGACGCGAAATCACTCATTAATCAACTCTGAAACTATCGTTTGACTGTTTGCACGCTTGTCTGGATTGATAGAGATAATGCGGTACAACTGACTGTAATACTTGATGCGGTCTGTCGGTCTGATATTGTGATAGTATCTCACAGTAAACTCAACAGTCTCGGCAAAGAACACTTCTTGCACATCTACAGTCTTTGAGCCAGACATATATCTGACTGCTGCTTTCGTCTTTACGTATGTCTGCCAAGACTCTTTATCAATGCCGTACTAATCACGTTCTTTGACTGAGCGTAATATTTCAATGTTTTCGTTTAGACTGCCTGCTCTCATACTCCGAAACTTGTATCAAACGCATACGATTTATAGGGCTGCAACAAATATTGATATGCAAGTGGGATTTCACTTGCAGTTGCAAAACTGACAGACTCTCTATTTGCATAGAAATGACCGATTAACAACAATATAGCGTGTTTGACTGCGGGCGGCAATTGCCCTTTGTCATTTACTATCTCTGACAGTGGACGTTGCAAATGATTCTCGACTGCATTTTCAGCCGCCAGACAGAGTGCTTTTATATATTCGTCATCGTCAATAAACGACTCGTCAATATTTAGATGTTTTTTCAGTATTACAGAATCAATATACATAATCAGACGTGTGTCTCATTTCATTATTTATCTGTATGCTCGACAAAAGAAAACCACTCTCCTTGACAACTGCCAAAGAGAGTGAAAAAATTCGTAATTTAATATTCTAAAATGCCTTCAAATTCAAATGTTACCGAAAGCAAAAGCGTCTTTGCGTGCACACTTTACATCTACGTAAGCATTGACAATCAGATTGACAGTGCCGTTTGACAGTGACTGCGTATCACGCACGGTGTCTATAGTGACCGCATCCCAGGTGCCTACGACTACGTTGCTGAAATCTCCATAAACGATGTTAGCAGACGAGTCAATTGCAATATGACCAGTGCTGAGTACCTCAGTGCCGTCAATTTCGCCGTTCTGCATAACAAGTTCAGTTGTCTTTGCAGACTTTGGTAGAGCGCGGAGTTTGCCACGTGCTGAAGGAGAAACGACATACTTGCAATTTACGTAATCGACGTTTGCAGCCTCGACGTTTGCTTCAAGTGCTGTCAGTGCTGCGAAATTAGAAACGTCTGCGATTGATGCGTCTGCAACACCATTTAAAAGACCAGCGTAAACGTCTGTAGATTCTGCCTGATTACCGAAGACTTTGTCTTCAATAGCCGAATAGACAGCGTTCTGCAAGTCTTCCCGAATCATCTGCTCAACACCTACTGAGTCCTGTGCAAGCAACTCCAGAGATACGGGCACTTTTGCAGTGATACGCTTAGGAGTGAGTTTCACAGAGCCGATTGCACCGCTGCCGTCTGATGCGTTTGCAGTCTCGTTTGCAAACAGTGCTGTCGTCGGAGCCATCACTGGCACACTGATATTGTTTTTAATGCCACCGATATAGCGAACACCCGCGTCTGTCAAAACGTTCTTTGCGCGGAGTGGTGCAAAGATGTCAAAAACGTCAGTGCCGACTACGTCATTACCCTCGTCAGTGACGGTGTAAGCACGCATATCGATTTTGTTTGTACCCGTCTCAATTGCTGAGCGGATTTCTTTGGTTAATGAAAACTTTTCCATAGTCTTAGAAATATTTCTATTGTTTTTTTCTTTTTCTTCGTCTTCGTCAGTCTCGTCATTGTCAGTGCTTTCGTCTGTCGGCTCTGGCTCTGATTCTGTCTGCTCTGACTCAGTGTTTGTGTTATTTATCTGAGTGTCTGACTGCTCATTTTCGTCTTTCTTCTCGTCTTCATCGTCAGCGCGATTTTCGTCTGTCTGTTCTGGCTCTGTCTGAGCGTCTTGCAGTTCTTTGATTTTCTGCTCCTGCTCGTCAATGATTGCTTTCAACAGTTCAATTTCTTGCAAGTCTGCATCGTTGTGCATTTCGTTGTTATCCATATTCTGTAATTCTGTAACTTTTTCAAGTGCTCGTTTGCTGCACGTCGTTTCTTCATAAGCAGGCTGATAAACTGGGCTGATGTCGTACAGACGTGCAATCTTATTTATTTCGCGTACAATGATGCCGTCTGCGCGTTTAGTCCACTTTTCTGCACCATCCTCGTTTGCAACAGTGAAAGCAAATGAAGACTGTGAGATTTCACCGCGTCTGATGTGTTCAAGCAACTCGTCACCGTTTGCCGTCTGCGGTGCTTCAAACTCATAAAAGACACCGTCATTGTCAACTTTCAGAGTGAGTGAGCCAGTGCCGCGATTGCAACGTGCTAACACTGTATTTTCTTGGTGATTCAACAGAGCAAACACGTCTGACGATTTGATTGTCTCGTCAGTGATTGCGCCTCTGTGTATGATTTCAACGAAACCCATATTGACAGACTCTGACTCAAAGCGCACTGCATAGCCGCTGACAGTTCTGCCACTTGCAGACTGTATCTCGGCTTTTCTTATTTCTTTTTGTGTGTCTCTCATTGTATTATTTATCTGCATCTGATTTTATCGTATTTTGATTTATGTCTGAGTACGAAACAGAGAGCGTGTCAGCACCGTCAACAGAATTAAGACCGAGCATTTCACGCGCTTCATTGCGAGTGATGACACCAGAGTTTACAAGTGTCTGCAAGTAAGATGCTGTTGACTGTTTGTTTGTGCGTAAGAGTTCGTTTTCGTCAAAGTCAATAAAGATTGTTTCGCGCTCGGACGCCGACAACATCTTTCTATTGATTTCCTCTTCAATGAGCGTCAAAATCGGCTGAATACATTGCAGTAAGAATTGAATGTTTACAGACTCAATATTTGAAATCTGTGAGCCGTCCAAGAGTGGCAGAGGTACACACAGAAAACGTGCAACTTCTTCTATGCTAAATTTGCGACTTTCATTTAACTGACTGTCTATCGGGTTAGTCGAAAGTTGTATATAATCAAGGTCGTATGGTATAAACTTTATCAGATTGCTTGATTTCGTTGTATTGACTTCACCCTATACAAGTTTCATTGCGTCTTGTGCTTGCTTTCCGATAAGTGCTGTTTTTGCTTTGAGCAAGCCCGTTGTCATACCAGACTTTGCATAGTAATCAAGTGCGGTGTTTTCGACGTAGTTTGCAGTTTCGATGCTTCTGGCTGCATACTTAAAAACACTGATTCCGTTGATACCGTCTTCACTACGTAGATAGAAATGCAGAATGTCTTTCGGCTCGACTTTGCCGATGTTTAGACACTGATAATAAGTCTTTCGTGTCTTCTTATTGTAGTAGATAGTCACATCTGTAGCGGGGACGTAAACAAGTTCGGTGACAATGCCGTCTTTTGCTCTGTTCAAGTAAACAAAGCCGTTACCGTGTCTTAGCATATCACTGACAGCACACTTTATCAGCATAAAGCGTGTGAGCTGGCTGTTATTGATTGCAAACTTTATTGAGTGCTGTTTAAGTGTATGCGTTTTGCTGTCTTCGTCTCGCTGCTTGACTTCAATAGGTATCTCTGCAAGTGTGTTGCTGATTAACTCAATAGCACTGTATATTGCAGACAGCGACATTGAGTTATTTGAATGAAAATTAACGAGATTCAAGCCACTCAGAGCGGTCTGGCAGTAATCGTCTGTCAGTTCTCGTTTCTCTTTATTTCGCTTTAGAAAGTCAAAAAATGCCATATCTGAAATATGTACGATTTAAGTATTTATCACTGCTGTACAACGTCAGAAATCAACTGTGAAACGTCAAAACCTTGCTCACGGCCAAGATACGCTCCGAGTGCTTCAACCATTGAAACGACTGCATCAATCTTTTGTGCTTTCTATGCTTTATCTACAGTGCTATTGTCGTTGTGGTCCGACTTGATGCGGACGTTTGCAAAACACCATCTGACTAACTCGGAAATATCAATAATGACTTTGTCAGACAGTATGAGTCTTTCAAGTTCCTTGACTGGCATATTCATATTAGAAAGCGACATACTGAAAGGCTGCATAATCAAACCCGCGTTTGTGGCACTGATTGCAAACTGTGTCGCGTTCCATCTGTCGTATGCAACCGATAAAATATAGTTGCTGTCATTCAGTCTGAGCAAGTCTTCAAGTATAACGTCATAATCTGCAACGTTGCCGCTTGTGCTGATTAACTCGTTTTTTGAAATAAAACGTCTGTAGAGATAGCCGTTTTCTGAGTTCCCGATTGTTTCTTCTGGCAAATATGCGAAAGTCTTAAAGACATATTTGTCTGGCCAGATCTGGCGCGCTGCATCAGGTGGAAACAAGACACTCCAACAAGTCAAGTCGCTGACTGCTGCTAAATCAACACCGACAAAGCACTCTGCATCTTTGAACAACTGCAAGTCAACTGACTGCATCGATGCTGTAATACGACTGTCAGAAATCCACGTTTCGACTGACTGCACCCAACAGTTAAGCGTCTTGACTTTCACGTCGTTTTCAATCAGACTTGACGTTTGCGCTTGTACTATTCTGTCACGTATATAATCAATGCTGACAGTTACGTTTAAGTTTGGGTTAGATTTCTGCCAGACTACATCGTCTTTGAAATCGTCAGTGTCATCTAACGTATATATGAAAGCGACTAAACTGTCATTTTCGATTCTGCCTTGAATTACATCGATTGCAGACTTTCGCATTTGATAGTACGGACATAGCGGATTTTTGCCCGCTGTCGTTACAATCCAACTGAGTGGATTTTTTCTTGCACCCTAAGAACTGCTTAAAACGTCAAATAATGCTGTATCTTTTGCAGCGTGCATTTCGTCTTCGACAAACATAGATGCTGAGTAACCGTCCAGACTTGCACTGTCAGACGCTAACACTTGTATATAACTATCAGTCTTTGCAAATTTAATTTTATTGATAGTGCTTTTCAAATGCCGCCCTTTCTTATCCATCCTCTTTGCTATATTCACACACATATCATATAAGATGTGCGCTTGCTTGGCTGAATTTGCTACAAGTAAGCACTAAGCGCCAGACTCTTTTTCGCCGATTAGAGCGTACAGACTTAACGCTGCAACAAACATTGACTTTCCTTGCTTACGTGCGCAATCTAATATAACGTGCTTGATGACTCGCTCTGAGTCATCGTCAACGTAATAAAAGCCATAGACATAGTAAATAATGAATTTCTGCCACTCCGAGAGTTTGAAACGTTGTCCTGCCCATTTACCTTGAAAGTGTTCAAGTTTCTCGACGAAATCAATCACTCTGTCTGCACGCTACGGCCAAAAGCAAATATCTTTTCTGTGCATCCAACTCAGATAGCGGCTGCACACATCTTTGACGTACTGACAAGCAATCTGTTTGCCGCTCGTCACGTCTTCTGCATACTTGAAATATTTGCTTATATCGTCTGTCATCAATCAGAAAGAAAATTGTCTGTAAACTCGTCTGAGTCTGTAGTCGGTACAGTCTTAATCATTGCTTTTGCTCGCGGAGACAAGCCAAACTCTGCAATCACTTTTTTCATTGCGTTGACACAGTCAAGCATAACAGTGATATAAATTGATTTGCAGACTGTCTTACCGTTGTTTGTGACAGATGCAACCGCGCTGTCTCTCTGAGCGTCTGACGCTTTGAGATAACAACTGTACAAGTCTGCAAGTTGCTGCAATTGCGCCGACCATTCAAGCGGCACTGAGCCGTAATCAGATTTTATACGCTCTTTGACTGCTTCGATGTAGTCCTAAACTCTTTTGTCTGTCATTGTTTATAATATTTCTGTTTGATTTATGTTTGTGAGTGTGGCCTCAGCCGAAAAAGTCCGTGTGAATCGCCAAGGGAATTTGGCGCGAGATGCCGTCTCGTTTCGCTACCGAGAGACATACGGGGGGATTTTCAATCGTCATCTGCAAATCGAAACACAAAACCAGCTGTCGTTTGTTGAATGTGATTGCAGCATTTTGATAGTTTGTATTTGTCTATGTTAGTCGCTCTGGCCGCTTCTGAAACACTCTAATACTCTGCTAACAGATTGCCGTCTAAGTCGTACTGACGGACTGCTTTCGTTTGCTTCGGTTCTTTCTTCTGCACTAACATTAAAGAGTGCTCAATATTGCTTGATGTCAGTGTGTAGTCTGTCAGAGAGTGACGCTTGATTAAACGCTGCTGCTTGCTCTCGATAAAAGACTGCTGACAGTTACTCAGTTGCAGCGTGTTATTTGTGTATTCGATATAATTTATATAACCGAGTGCAAGCATATTGTCAAAGTCAATCGAAAGCGAAATCAGTTGTTTGATTGAGTCGTACTTTGTCAAACTCACTGTGTTGACTACTTGACAAGCATCTGTCAGTTTGCCGTCAAGCAAGTCAAGTTCGTCTGCAGGGTGCTCACAGAGATACACAGAGCGCATAAAATTAACGATGTGCTTTGCTACGTTACGACTTACATTGTAACTGTCTGTACTGTCTGAATTGACGTATCTGACAATTGAAACGTACATCTTTACTGATTTAATCTGATTTTCGCTGATTGAATTGCCGTTAATGCTAAATTGTGCCATCTGTTTAAATCTCTGAATCTTTCAATATTTATCGAAAAACGATTTGAGCACTGCATCTGTTCGCTCTTTGAGATAACGTCTTTCTGTTTCTGTGAGTGCTGAAAGATTGCCGTGTATTTGACCGTGATGCAGTTTCGTTAAACTGATAAGATTGTCTGGATTTAATAGCAAAGCAACTTTCTCTGCTTCATTGCGTCCGTACTCAAAAGGGCTGACTAAGTGGTGAACGTCTTCTGCTGCTTCGACTTTATCAGAAAGCAAAGAGAGTTCGTCAAGCGGGTGTAAACTTCTGTACTCTTGGCGCAATGCTTTCCATTGTGCCAATTGATAATAAGACGCTCTCACATCTGCTGCACTTGTGTACGTCTTTATATCATTTGAGCAAGACGGCTTTTGCTGCTTCCGTCTTGCTCTGTTTATCTCTGAAAGTGTCAGTATCTTAGCCATTGTTTAACATCGACAAAGCCGTTAAAGTGTCTGCAATAGAATCAATTGTGCTGTCATTGACGATACGCTGCACATCTGCTGACTACTCTGAAAGTTTGTCAGCGTAAAAACCGATACACTTGTATTTCTGCGAGTGACTGCCAGACAGAATCCTTGAAAGTGTAGGACTGCAAATATTTGTAGTCTTTCTGCATTGATACAGTTCAACAGTGCCGTCATCGTAAACCAGATATAACGCTCTGTCTTTTTCGCGTCCATTATAACGTCTGTGTCTGCAATTGTCTCTGTGACTGAGCCAACGCAAATTTTCAACTCGATTGTCTGCTGAATTGTGATTGATGTGATCGCAATCTGCACCGTCGAAATAACTGTCATCTTTGAAAGCCAACAAAACGAGTCTGCCACGCTACACAGTTACGCGATTTCCTGCGTCATCATAGAGTCTGTTATAAATGTAGCCATTTTTTCCGACTCTGTTTGTAAGTTGCTTTAATTTGATTGTGCCGTCTTGTAATTCGCTGACAGTGTACAGTCTGCCGTCTTCATCGACGCGGTAACGACTGAAAAATCTTGGTGTTTGTAATACTTGCATAGTTTATTAATATTGAGTTTGATTTTTATATTTATCTGAATATTGATTGATGTAAATTTCTGATGTCGTTTCTGATTTCAGAAAGATGCTCGATGACATTGTCAGTTGCTTCGTCAATATGTTCGCTGACTGCTTCGACTACCTCGTCAACTGCTTCGTCAATATGAGCGTGTAACTCTTTGTAATCAGAGCGACAATATTTGTCATCGGTCAAGTTGAATTGCTTCATATAACGTCTGGCTGTTGCAGAACTACACCGCCACCACTTCATTATTGCTTCTTTCTTCTCTGTCTGTGTCATACCATCTTTGAAACAACTTGTCAAGTCATCTGCACAAGTAGGTTTGCGCTTCACCTCTTTTAATGTGTACGTCCTCACCGAATCATTATATCTGAAATGATATTGATTTGCAATGTAATCAAATTGCACCATATCCATATCAATGACCTCAGTCAACAATCTCGCAACGTCCATTGTGTTAACAAGCCACTGCCCGTTATCGTAAACCTTAAACAAGCGAAACATAACTGACAGCAATGTAAAAATGATATGTTCTTTGTACAGACTCGTTACGTCGTACTTTGCAAAAGTCATAGCCAGAACGATGTGCGATAACTGTCTGTAACTCTCAAATGTGTACTTTGGAAAATAAGTCTCGCCAACTACAAATTTCTTATGTGTGGCTTGCTCGATTATATCACCGAGTTTTATAGATTTGACTGACGTGACAAAGAAAGTTGACGATTGATTAAAGCCGTTGTGCAAAGTTAGCGGGTAATCTTTAGCAAGCAATTTTCCGACTTTGTACATAATAGAATCATCGCCGCGCCAATAGTCATTAAATATTTGCTCTGGTGATGTGACGTTACACGCGTTGAAAAAGTCATTGATAATCTCACGAATCTGTTTAGAGGTCGATTCGGTCAAGCCGTTTTTTTCAGCCGATAATAAATTTCGAATATTCATTTTTTAAAAATTTAATTTGCGTTACTTTATATATATATCGCGCTTTTCCAAAAAAGTTTGTCAAAACAGAAAAAAAGTGAGTGTGAAACAATCGTCACACTCACATAACGCTTTTTTTTCAAAAATGAACTATTCTAAAATACTCTATATTTATTTATCTGAGTTCGGAAAAAAAGTTGGTAAATCATACTTGAATATTTCATTTGAAATGTGCTCAAAAATGTGCTCAAAAATGTGCTCACGGATGTGCTCAAAAATGTGCTCAGGAAAAATACAATATATAGTAATTAACTTTTATAGCCGCCGCCAATAAAGGCGCGGCTAATAAAAGTAGGACAGTCGCGTGGCTTTGTCCCGATGTGGCTTTTTGCCACCATCGGGTGCCGCGCTCCTTTGCTTATCCTCTCAACATACTCAACCGACTTGACTGCTTCACATCGTTTCAAACAATCAAATAAAAAAGTCTGGCTATTTTCACAAACTGCCAGACTCAACAAATAGATATTCAAATCCTAAAAATGCAAGTAATTCACTTTTATTTATCTGTCTTTTCAACGATTCTGAAACTAAAATAGTCTGACTGTGTTTCACAACAGAATCAGACTTGCACAAAAATTAAATTTCATAACGCGTTCAAATGATTACTATATTTATCTTTGACTTGCTTCAAAAAAAACTAAGTGACTTGAAAATTCAAATCACTTAGCAAAAAAACATTTCTCGAAAATCCAATTTTTATATGACTGATATACTATTTATTCAAACTTTAATCGATTTAATAATTATCGTCTTCTGGGTAGTTCCAGAAATTCAACTCTCCTGTGCTTGCATTATATTCACACCACGTTGAACCATCAACAGTTCTTGTGTCAGTTGGCATATTTATATTTAAGACTCCGTCTGTATATTCAGCATAGAAATCACCCTTCGGAGTTCCACGAAAATCTGTGAAATTCATTATACCATTGTTTGCGATTTCAATAAAGTGTTCTCCCCAGTTGTGGAAAACCAAACGGCCAGGAGTGTTTGCAGTGATATTCTTAATTGCTGTCGGTGTTGACGGTATAAAGCAGACACGCGGTAACCACAAATCGTCACCGTGTCTGTATAAGTTATATGCAGCCTCACTTTCAAAACATCTTATGTGGTGTCTCATTTCTCAATCGTTTCGTTTCAGTATTTATCGCCAATTCCGAACATCAAATCACACGTTTGCAACAGAAATAAATACAGAAAGATATATCTTTCAAAGCAAATGAAAACAGTTATAAGAGGAATCGACGATTTAGTTTACCGCTTGCAGATTGAACGTGCTGACGAAACTGAGTTTCTTTTGTCAGACTTTGACTCGTTTGAGGTTGCAGTCTTTACGTCTGATGCATCAACTTGTTATGTCGTGGAGTCTGAATTTATTGACCCAGATGACAACTTGATACGCATACCAGCAGACAGACTTTTGCTCAATAACGGTGCTGTTCGCTCTTACTTGCAGGACGGTATAGTCAGACTTATAATAACAACTGAACTGATTGACGATAAGTTTCCAGACGGGACAAACACAGAGACAAATATTGTCACTACAAACTACTACTTGAAAACGATTTCAGATTAAATAAATGAATACGAAAAATAATAATATCTGTCACTGCGAGGACGATAACTTAATAAAAATCGTCGTACACGAAACCCCACAGACTTCTACTCTGCAAAGGGTAGTAGATACTCTGGCAGTTCTGGACGCTTCCATTACTGAAATAACAGGTCAACAGATTGCGTCTGTACGTGACAGCGTTGATGACTTGTCAACTCACTTTAACGCATTTAGTACATCTGCATCTGTACACTTTTAGACGCTCGACACGTCTGTCAATGCTCTCGACGCTTCCATCAAGTCGCTGACAGTTGACAGTATTGCAGGACTCAATCAGCGTTTCGACGCTCTGAGCACAAAGACTGATGACATCAGCACACGTCTTGACGCGTCTGTCTCTGATGTTAGCAATCGTCTTGCAATAGAGATTTCAGACGTTTCAAATCGTCTGTCTGATGCTTCTGTAAGAATCAATAAGAACACATCAGATATTGCAGACATCAGCACACGTCTATATTATACAATCAGTGACGTTGAGGACAATGCAGCACGTATTACAGACGTATCACTTGCAGCACAGACAAACGCGTCTAATATATCAGACGTTAGTACACGTCTTTCAACTCAGATAGGAAACTATGAAAGTACTGTTTTAGACGTTTCTGCATTGAAGACGTTGACCGCTGCACAAACGACAAGACTAAACGGTCACGATACAAGTATTTCTTTGCTTTCTACCTCTTTAGAAACTTCAAACAGTAGCATTGCAAGCAACACTGCTGAAATCGCCGCCCTCGGCACTCATTTGCAGTCTGTAGATGCAAGTATCTTAGACATCAGCACCAGAACTAAGACAAACGCTGACAATATCTCTGCAAATACGACTAACATTTCAGACATCAGCACGCGTCTGTCAAGTCACGTCAATGACTATTCTGAACTTAACACGAAAGTCACAGACATCAGCACCAGAGTCAAGACAAATACTGATGACATTGCAGATATAAGTACACGTCTGTCAAGTCACGTCACCGACTATTCTGCACTTAATACAAAAGTCACTGATGTAAGTGCCAGAGTCAAGACAAATACTGATAATATCTCAGACATCAGCACGCGTCTTGCTTCGTCTGTGTCAGAACTGAGCGAGACTTTGACTGCTGAAATCTTAGATGTAAGTACACGTCTATCAAGTCACGTCAATGACTATTCAGAACTTAATACAAAAGTCACAGACATCAGCACCAGAGTAAAGACAAACACAGATACTATTGACAATGTAAGCACTCGTCTTACTTCGTCTGTGTCAGAACTGAGCGAGACTTTGACTGCTGAAATCTTAGACGTGAGCACACGTCTATCAAGTCACGTCAATGACTATTCTGCACTTAACACGAAAGTCACTGATGTAAGTGCCAGAGTCAAGACAAACACTGATGACATTGCAGACATCAGTACACGTCTTTATCATATAATCAGTGACGTTGAAGACGATGCAGTACGTATTGCAGACGTTTCACTTTCTGCACAGACTAACGCGTCTAATATCTCAGACGTTAGCACACGTCTTGCAAGTCATATCGCTGACTACGTAAACATTGATGCGGACGTTTCAGCATTGAAGACGTTGACGGCTGCACAAACTACAAGACTGAACGAGCACGATACAAGCATTTCTGGGCTTTCTACCTCTTTAGAAAATACAAATGCAAGTATCTCTGCACTCAATACAAGTCTGACGGCTACAGACAATAAAATCGTCATCTATGACACGTCTTTACGTTCTGACGTTAGCACGCTTGCAACCACACTGACTACACACCTGATCGAGTTTGACACATCAGTCAGAAATCATTTCGCATCGCTCGACGATTCTGTCGGCTATTTACGTACAGAGCGCAACAGACTTGATGCTTCTATCGTTAGTCTGACAAACTACATTGATACGACTGTCACAACGATTTTGAGTGAAGACAGAGCACGCATCAACTCTATTGAAAGTCTGGCAATCGATACGTCTGTATATGTTCACGACAATATAACTGCACAGACTCAGAGACTTGACGCTTCACTCAATCAGTTCGATAATACACAACAGTCACTTATCAGCAATTGGGACGAAAGAGATATTGTCATTGCACGCGCTCTGGCACAACACGACGCAAGTATCTTAAATCTGATTGCACGCGTCACCGCACTCGAAAATGCTTAATCTGTTTGAAAGATGTCAAACCCGTTTAACGACGCAAATATAAGAAAGACGCTCTCTGTTGTCAGTCTGCTTGCAGCAATAGTCATTGCAGTCATTGCAGTGTTTACACCGCCAATGGCAGTGATAGACGCGTCTATATTATATTTGACAAGTCAGTTTCTTGTCTTCATTGCAGGACTGCTCGGTATTAACTTTGAAATCGATTTCTCACGTCACAGATGGAGTGTTAAACAAAAGTTTGTTGAAACTGACAAAGAGAGTGACAAACCAAATAATTAAAGATAAATAATAAGAGACTGCATTTGTGATGGTTTGTTATTTGGTTTGGTTTTTCAATTGATTTGATTTTGCAGTCTCGTACATCTATATAAAAAGCGTCGGAGTTTTGCAATTTCTCCGACGCTCCCTTTTTTGCTCTGTCTGCTGCTATGCTGCATCTTTAACTTCTTTGATTCTGTCTTTGTCGTAATCAATTCTGAAATCGGGATTTTTCGTAAGTTCGACTGCTTTACCGTTGACAAAGCCGTACAAATGTACACCGCATCCTACACCGTATAACATATAAGTCTGACTCTCGTCTGAGTCTTTGCGGTGAATTGTCCAATACTTTTTACCGTCTTCGACTTTGACGCTGACGTAATCGACAAGTCTGTGAATTGCTTCGTACATTTCTGAATGTGTCAGAGCGTTGAAAGACTGCCACTGCTGCTGCCAAGTCTTACGCTCGTTAGTGTCACACATCTGACTTTCTAACTCTGCAATACGTGCTGAGAGATTTGCAACGTCTGCTTTTAACTGCTTGTCCTCCGCGTTGACTGCTTTCATTGCTTTGTCAAACTCTTCGTCATCGATAATCATATTTGCAAAGTTCTTACCGATACGACGCTTTTTCTCTGAAAGTTTGTCTAACTTCATTTGAGCGTCTTGCAGACGTGCGCTCATTTTCTCGATTGCTTGCTGTGTCTGCTGCTTACGCTTTGAGTTGTCTTTCTGCTGTTCGTCAAGCCACCAGACAGCAACTGTCTCGACAAGACTGCAATCTACAAATCGACGATTCAGTGTGGCATTGTTATGGCAGTAATTGGCACTATTTCGATACTCAGACTTGTGACCTGCACAAACATATTGAGCGTGTAAGAGTTGATAATTATGCCCGCACTCGCTGCACTTAATAAGACGCTCGCCAAATGCTTGCTTACGCTCTTTGCCACCTCTGTAATTCTTTTCTCTGATTTCGTTGCACTTGTCCCAGAGTTCCTCACTGACGATTGTGCCGCGATACTTCGGATAAGATATGAATTTTGCGACACGACCAGCAGAAAAGAACTTATCACTATATTTGCAGATGCCGTTTACTTTCAGATAGTTTGCAATATCGCTGTTTGTTTGTGCTGTTCTGTTTGCGTCGTTAGCATACATCTGATATGCAGTGCGGATAACTTCTGCTTCTGCTTCGTTAACGACTTCACGCTTGTTTACGACTGTAAAGCCAAATGCAAGACGCGCACCGTTGTACAAGCCGAGTTCTTTGTTGCGCTTCTTACCGTTTGCAAAGCGTTCTTTCTTGATTTTCATTTCTTGCGCTGCCATAACACCCATCAAGTAAATCATCATCTGGCCACCGAATGAGACTGAGCCGTCGCGCTCAAATAGTCTGACGTTAGGAGTGTCACAAACTAACTGAATATGACTGTCTGTTAACCACTGTACAACACTTGAAATAACGTCCATACGTCTGCCGAGACGTGAAATCTCAAAGACATATACTGCATTGATTGCGCTGTCTGCTGCAATTGCTTGCTGTAACTGCTGCAAGCCCTCGCGCTCGTCTTCTGCTAACTTGATTGCAGACTCTTTGTTACTGATGACAATGAGATTGTCACGGCTGTAACCGTCAGCAATTGCAACTGCTGTCATTCTGTTTACTTGCTCCGTGTAGTCCTGCGCTTCTGTACTAACTCGGGCGAAAATTACCGCTTTTTTGTTTTCATTGTTCGTTTTCATAATTCGTAACTTTTAAAAATTATACTTTAAACAGAAATTTTGTCTCGCGTTTAGGACGTTAAAGATTGTTAAGCATCTTTTTCGTGTCCCTCACGCTACAAAGTTACGAATTACACACTAATAAAAATTAGGTTGTGTACTTCTCCGGCTGAACATCATCCTTCTCGATGACACAGAAAGATGCCTTATTGCACTTGAGAATAGCATCAACCTTATGGCCAGCCAAAGCACTATGGAAGTATAGCTTCCCATCATGATAGACATAGCTGATAGGAACGGCATAAGGATAATCATTATCACCCAGCAAAGCCAGAGT